TCATTTCACCAATTCAAATTCGTAAACCACCACCCACGGGTTCCAATCCCACGTTCCACGGCCGGACACCTTGTCGATTAGTGCGGCGAAGGCCTTGCGGGGAGTGTCAAATTCAACGGCTGTTCCCTTTTTCTCGTCGACAAACCCATACGTGGTGGTATCTGTGGATTCGTACCACGATTCGATAATGCCCTCGCGAAAACAGTCATCGTGCGAAATGCTCTGCAACTGCTCGCACTTGATTCCGGTGATGCGGATTTGGTGGGGCATCAAATCCGCTCGCACAAACATTTTATTTAGCCAGCCCGGTGTTCTATCCGCGCCATATACAGGGATGTCACATCTTGACGAAAACGCATTGTAATAACACTGCGCCACGGCCACGACCTCGCCGACCTTGTAGCGCAATTTCACGATGATATTCTCCCCATTGGCAACTGCATATATTTTCCCATCTTTGTCGGGGAGGGCACGCCCCATAACCATATTGACCGGAAAGTCGATCCCAGCCATAATTTGCCTCGCCATGGTCTTGCGTCCCTCGATAACCGCGTCTGTCTGCTGGTATTTGTCGTTAAAAAATGCCTTCTGCATGGTTATTCAGTTTTAAGTAATTCCGGGTTGTCATGGATATTTCCAATGCTCCACATCTGATAAAAATCGTCAAAGCAGTCGGCGATTTGGAAAAAATCAATATCTGCGAAGTTGACAACGAATGCACCGTCCCGCCATTCAACGACTCCGATGCTTTCAAATTCGTCGGTAAGAATATCTCCCTCGTAAATCTCCTTACCGTTCTTGTCTTTCAGCCCCGTGAACTGGCCCACGGTGGCGGGATCAACTTCATAATCTAATAAAACCTTACAAAGTGGATCGCTCCCCGATGCTGTACCCGGTATAATTGCGCATTTGCAAGGGGTATGACATTTCTGTCCAAATTGGACTAAATCTCCATACTCCCACGCCCCATTGTCGAGGCGTCTGCCCCTGTATTTAATTTCTCGCATAACTATTCTTGTTTTAGGTTATTAAGTCTGTCGATCTCGACCTTCAAATTCATCTCTGCACTGCGCACATCCCGTTGCAATTCCTCCAGCCGGGCTATTTGCTCCTCGTCTATCCGCGGGCATCCCCGCAGCCAGCTGTCGTAATTCGGGGTGTTCAGTTTGCCGTCACAAATCCCTCCGACACGCATACAGTAGTCGTAGTACCTGATGTATTCCTCCTCCGGAGCGTCCCGGTCGATGTCCGTCAGCATATCGGCCATGCTCACGAATAGATCGCCGACCTCTGCAATTCCTCCGGGGTCGTCGCCTACCCACGCATCCGGCTCATAATCATAGCCGTGCTTTTCGCAGAAAGCGGCCAGATAGGCGTTGCAAGCCGCGTTGTAATTCAGTCTCAGCTCTTCGCGTGTAAGTTTCATTTTGTGGAGAATTTATTGATTCTGTCGATCTCGGCGGCGATAAGGGCGCCAGCCTCGGATAAACACCGGATGGCATGACCGTATTTGCCGTCATTAAGGTGTTCGTAAGCCCATCTAAGAATACTTATGCTCAAGGGTATTTTCAAATCTGTCCCCTCCCTTACACATATATCATCTAGCTTATCGGCAATGGTCTCGACGCCTGTTTTCATGCGATTCTATTTCTTTTTTGAGTTCCTCGATTGATTTTCTGAGCCGTTCGTGTATTTCCACGGCGCGATACATAAGCCAGACAGTGACGATTCCGAGGATTGAAAGCAACGCCCACGCTATAATTTCATTCTTCATTTTCTCTTCCGTTTTAGCTCCGCAACGCGGAGATTCATGTATATCCTCGCAGCCTCTTCTTTAAGATCATCGGGGGACATTGCAAAATGCCATAGATGCGCATATTCATCCGAACTACACCCATAGCTCATGCCAACAACCGTCCCATCCATATCCTTACGAACTGAATAGATATTTATCTGACAACGCCCCCCCCGCCTCAGTCGGCGCAGTAGTTTGGTTTTCATGGCTCAATCATTTTCGTCGTTGTCATCATCGGGATAGCTTTCATCCTCATAATTCACGCAGAAGTCGAAGCCCGGATCATCGTCGAATATTCCTTTGGCTCGGCATTCTTCGTATTTTCGGCAGTTATCGCAATAACATTCGTTTATTTGTCTGTTGATTTTCATGCCTCATATAGATTTGTGGGTAAATCGTGAACGCTGACGGCCAGCCCGGCGCCGATCAGGTCTCGATAGTCGAAGTGAAGGCGGTGGAACAGGTCGAAAAATGCGCACATATCGCTATACCAAACTTCACTTGGTGAATATTTTATCCGGCAATCAAGAATTAGGCAATCCTCATAGTCCGAACCCAGTAGTTCGCCCAGCCGTTTGGCAGGCACGACGGTTTCCCCTCATTGTAACCGCGCTCGGTGATCTCCACGTACAGATCGGACATAGGCCGAAGGACGGGCAGTATATCGTCGAGGTAGTCGTATTGCAAATGACCCCCATCGTCAGTAGTTAATCCAATATCTCCATCCATGCAAGGGTCTGCATTGCCAAGTTGGCATAGCACCCAAATATCCTGATCTCTGTCTTGAACTTTCAGGTCATATGGCAGATACCCCGCAATGTCGGTCAGTGTAAGTTCTCGTTTCATCGGTTATTTATGTCAATTATAATCATTTTAGGTCGTTCTTTTTTGACAATTCCAAGCTCCTCAATGTCGGAGGTAATCTGACCCCAGCCATCAATGAACACATTTATTTTTATGTCGAAATTTTCGCAGTCGCTCTCGACCGCCCAGTCGTACAGTTCTTGCGGTGTCATAATTTCCTCCCGCACATGGGGCAGTATTTGATATGCACTCCTGATGCAAAACTATCATCGTCACATTCTGCGTCGTACGTGATCTTTAATCTTTGCCCGTCAATTTGCAAAACGCATTCGGATACCTGGTCAACTATCCACCACATACCAGGTTTGCAATACTCGCATGTTGTGCCTGTTTTTTCTTGTTTTTTCATAGTTTATCTTGGTATTTAATTTCCACACTGTCGATCTGCTCCCGCGTGATAGCGATTCGGTGCTTATCCTGAAAGGCCGATATCCTTTTACATACCCTCTTAGATTCGGCCGAGGACAGCATATCGTGATAGTATAGATAACTTTGGCAAAACAAGAGGGTCGCCAACTCCTCGCGCCTTTCGGCGGCTGTTTTCTCTGTTTTCATAGCTCTGTATTATTCATGAATTTCCCGCCAGCCTATTATGGCTTCGGGATCAATACGCTTAAGTGTGCCATCAATATACCACACATCCTCGCCGCTATCTGAACAACCCAGCCGCCATGCCACCGCCATCATAATCTTCCCGAAAGCCTTATATTTGACCTCTACAACCTCGGCATATTCCGGCAGCTCCTCTTTCGGGTCGTGCCAGCGCGTCAGCTCTGCATGTTCGGATTTTCCGAACTGGATAAGCCATTCGAGGACAGAGAAGGTAGGAATACAGCATCCCACACACCCCCGGTCGCAATTCTTTCGATCTCCGCAATCTACGCAGATGTTTTTTTCGCAAAAGGCTTTTGCTCTTTCCTCAATGGTTTTCATTTCTTGGTCAGTTTTCGGATAAACCTCTTTCTCTGATATTCATAATCTGGCTCGCCGCCGTTGATCCACATGTCATCAAATGCCTCCACTGCTTTCCGTCGCATCCGCTCCTCGGCCTCCTGCTCGGCAAGTTCAACAGCTTCGATGGCCGCTTTTCGGTCGATACCGATATTGCTGTTGAATGTAAATGATTCATATAGCCTTTGTTTTGCTTTTTCGCTTTTCATGGTTGGTTATCTTTTGTGTTTAATTTTTCATAAAACACATCCATAATGTTTTGCCGCTCCGTCCTGTCGGATGTCCAAACAGCGGATTGTATGGAATAATGTCCAATATCTGCCGCACTTTTATCTGCTCCTCATTCCATTTGAATATGAGCGTTCCGTTGGGCTTAAGAACGCGCATACATTCTTCAAATCCCTGCCGAATATCATCCTTCCACGAGGGCAGCAGACGGCCGTATTTCTTGGACATCCATGACGATTCGCCAAGTTTATTCAGATGGGGAGGATCGAACAGGACGAGATAGAACGCATTGTCGGGAAACGGCATCTTGCGGAAGTCCCCGACTACATCGGGCTTAATCTCCAACATGCGCCCATCGCAAAGGGTGTGCTCCTCACTGCGGCAATCCAGGAACAAGGCATCAGGATTGCCCTTGTCGAACCAGCACATCCGGCTGCCGCAACATGCATCGAGTATTTTCTTGTCTGTTTCCATCGTAACGTTACTTGTGTTTAACTTTCCGATTCGGTATGCAGGAAATCCAGCCCCAGAACGGTATGCGCCGCTTCAAGTAGTCCGGATCATCCTCGTGGTTGTACGCCTCGGTCTCGAAGCAGGTGTAGTAGTATGCGCCCGGATAAGGCGGGATAATCACTTCGATCAGCCACGAAATGCCGTAGCAAATCCATCCGGCGAAGAGAATGCCGACCGCCGTAAGCACCCAGCCCCACCAAGCGAACGAGTAGTCGATGGCTACGGGCAGGAGGATTGCCACGAACAGCACGGCCAGTTCGATCTGCTGGACGCAGTGGATTCCTTCATGGCGGCGCGTAGTCTCGTCCATGCTCCACGCCATCGGCTTCCGGGTAAAAGACCACAAAAGCCATGTTACCCAGCTAAACCCCTTGAACGGGATCAACTTGTTGTGAACTTCGATAGGCAGTTTCATATGTTCAACTCATGTTTAGTAGACACAAGCAGGATGATTGCTTCGACAAGGACGTTAATAATACTAACGTCGTTAGCGATAAAACGATCGTAGTCGACAACCCACTCGATACCATTCTCGCCCATATATCGCCTCATGCGAAAATTCCCATCAGATGGGTCTTGACATGAAATTTTCGGAGGTAACAACCCCAGCAGGTCGGCGACCGTGAAGGCAGGGGCGATAACCTTCATTTCCCGGCTCTCCATATCCAGCACGTAATCGTTTTTGATGTATCTCTTCCTGTACACCATGCTCGCCTTGTCCGCGGGCACCCCCAACTCAATCAGCCGCTTCGACTGCTCGATGCTCGTTACTTGGTCTTTCATAATTTGTAGTTTTTGAATTCAACACTCTTGAAAATAGCCTTATGGTTACACCAACGCGCCAGCCGTTTTTGCTCCTTCGTCGGCTCAATGTTATTATCGAAATCCCGGTAAGGCTGGGCAAACGGGCAGACTTTCAATTTACGCAGGGCGTTGATCCGCTCCAATGATTCATCGACATCTTGTATCAGGCAGTAGACGAAAATGCGATATGGCTTGATACCTCGGCGTCCCAACTCTTTGACACACTTTGTAACCGCCTCCAGTTGGGACATCCGGTCGCAGGCGAACCGAATATGCTGAATCCACTTCACCCGCGCCAGCAGGTCGAGGATGTGGGGATCATCGCACGCCCTCCGGGCATCCAGCCCTTGGTTGAAATCAACCGCGATGCCCATGCGGATTATTTCCTCGATCTGTTCCAGCCCAAAGTCCGATGCCAGCACGTTGTTATCGAGCAATACAGCCCGGCGCTTGTCGCCGATAAACTCCCGTAGCGGAGACGCGGGCCGGATGGCTCCCTCTTTGTGCGGAACAATGCACCACGGACAGCGGTTCGGGCAGCCGCGGGTAAGGAATCCGTAGGCTTCATTTACTCCGTACAGCGAATAGTCCGGGCAAATATGCTCGATCTCACCGGGCAGTACCGTCGTATAGTCCCGGAATCCCGTCCCGCCCCGGATCACCTCGCAATGGTAGATGTCCGGACAATCGGGCGTGAAAGTGAAAACCTTCGACATGTAAACCCGGTCGTAGCGACCGAACATCGGGTCGGCGAACTCCACCGAATCACCCTGCGATTTATGCCACGCCGACAGTTTCATCAGCGCGAGGTTCGGGAAGTGGTGACCGTCTATGTCAACCAAACCTATTCGCATAATCCGTAATAACTCATACAGCTGTCTTTCCCACCCGAAAAGGTTACTATGACTTTCATTTTATCGTTCGTTAAAGGTTAACTGAGGGGACTGGGGCTTTCAAGCGCCACAAATACTGCCCATTCACATCCTCAAGAGTGAAATTATCTTTAAGAGAGCCGCCCAAACGACGGAATCGAATGTAGGCCATTGCTTCATCCCGTGTGTAATACCTTTCCCCGGATTGCACACTTGGCGGCCCGCCATCCTTAAGCGCCTTGTCGAGTTTTGCGTAACTGACAAAAGCCGTATAGGCATTCGTGTGTTTGAGGTATGCCTGCTTGCTTTGCATGGTGGCTATCAATCGGCGAATATCTTTCACGTTGTAGTCCTGCAACAGCCACACGGCCTGTGCTGCAGTTATGGGCTCGGGCATTGAAGCAATACATGGAGCGTTCGTGGCGATCCATCCTATGAGTTCCGCAGCCTCTTTTTCTTTCCCCCCTACAACCCCCTTTTTAGTATCTACCAGTGTGTGTGTATATTCTTCTATTCTTTCTTTCTTATATTCTTTAGTTGTGGTTATTTGTTGGTTATCTGTTGGTTGTTTGCTGGTTATTTGTTGGTTATCTGTTGGTTGACAACCATTATCAAAACCATCCTGTGCTTGTTGGTATAAATCATAATTACAGACAGTTATGATGGTATATTTGCGCGTTCCCGACTTGGTTATAAACCCGCAATTATCCAGCTTGTCTATTGCGGTGCGTATTTGCATCTCCGAAAGTCCTGTCTCTTCGGATAGCTGTCCTCTGCTGGTTACCAATTGTCCGCGGTCGATGATTAAACCCTTCCACTTCTTGGCCCGGTAATTGGCCTTCAAAATGAAATGCAATGCCAGCCGTACGCAGTTCGTATCCGGATACCACTCCCAATCGAGGAAGCTGCGGTACATCTTAATCCAACTGTTATTTGAAGTGTTACACATTGCGAATTAATCGTTTGTAATAATTGATCTTATCGGACATCTCCGACCTCGACATTTTGAATACGCTGTGCTTACTGCGTTCAAGTTCTTCAACGACTGCAAGTCCGTATTTTCGGATCAGTACTTGGCGGTAAACTCCAATGCGACCAGCAGAATGCCTGTTGCAAACCCTGCATTGGGCGTGACAATTCCTTTCGTCCCATCTCGTAGACCTGTGAGCTCGGTCTATATAGTGCCCGCAATCGCATGTTTCAGGCGCTATGGGCGCCCCGCAGGTAATGCAGAAACCTCGCCCACCCTGACAGTCTCGATGACGTATGAAAAGGCTGAAAACACGGTCGTATTCCCGTTCTAAATCTGTCATGCGTTATAGCCTATTTGGCGCATCTGCTCCTTCTCGAAACTCAGTTGCGTACGTAGTATGTCTACTTGATGGACACACGTGCGGTTGATCCTGTCGAGCATGTTAACGACCTTGTTCTCTTCGGCACAGGACGCCCGAAGTATTTCTTTTTGGATACTCGGCGCCAGAGGTATCAGGTCTTTCAGCCGGGAGGCTTTCAGCATCGCCAACTCCTGTTCGTATTTCGCCTTCGACAGGAGATAGCCGCTACGCGCCATACGCACACTCAGTTCTGACATGCGCTGTGAAATTGCCTGTGGTTCAGTAGGCGGTTCTGCTTCAATGAAGAGCCGCATTTCCTCGATCTCTTTAAGTTCAGATGTATCCATGGCTTAGAAGGGAAGATCGTCGGGGGCAGATTGCATTTGGGAGGTAGTAGAAGTGCATGAAGCCTGGGATTCCCTGCGCCCCAAAATCCTGACCGTATCGGCCATGATCTCCGTGATGTATCGTTTGATGCTATCTCGGTCGGTATAGTCGCGGGTTCGCAACCGACCTTCGACGTAAATCTGCGCCCCCTTCTTCACGTATTTATCCACGATATCCGCGGTATTGCGCCACGCCACCACATGATGCCACTCCGTTATCTCCTTTACGGTTTTTGTTTGCCTGTCGGTGTAACGGTCGGTCGTCGCCACACTCAGGCTGGCAACCTTGGCGCCCCCGTCCAATACACGAACTTCGGGATCAGAACCTACATTCCCGATGATGATGACCTTGTTTACCATATTTTCGTTGTTGTTTTTTGGCGAATATTTTTAACCTGCGGATGGCATCCCACTCGCGCGTGGATTGTTCAGGGAGCGGACGAAGCATATCAATCGCCCGAATCACCCTGCGCATATCGGAATTGGATACATTCATTGCAGTGGTTTTTTAAAAGTAGTCTTGATAATAGTCTTGCTCGACCTGGCGGGCGGGAACAACACTTCCCCCGTCTCCGGATCCGCCAAGCCCGATGCAGGCATACTGCGCAGCATCATCTCCCGCTCTTTGATGTCCACTTTTAAAGCTTCAAGCGTTTCATACATATCTCGCAGTTTGCTGTCGCCGCACATAGAATAGTCGTATTTTACGCCCGATTCGGCCTCCTCCAGCCGGCAGTCCCCGAACTGGTGCGATTTGCCATATTTAGACAGTTCGCGGAGTGTGATATCACGCACCTGCGTATCGTCCTTGAATTGCTTGATCGCATTCTCCATGCGGCTGATCTGGATATGCGCCTCGATAGGGCTGATGTCGCCATTTACGACGGCGCTGATGGCCCTGCCCGCGAGATCGGCAATGGATGCCGTATCTCCGAATAGTGTTATCTGCTGATTCATGCTTTATTTTCCCTCGTTAAATTGTAGTATTCGGTAACTTTGACATTGACTTTCGGAAGCATTTCTTGATCGACGATATACTTGGACTCCAAGAACCCGGCTAATGAGAATCGCTTATTGGCTCCTTTGGCGTTTTCCTTAGCCTTGATTATCTCTTCGAACAAGTCCAAAGTCAGCAATTCGTCAGTAAGCGTAGGCTTGGAAGCCGGGCCGACATCCTCATGCCGAGGCAGCCGGTCTATGTCATCTTCATCAGTGGCTATATGAAAGTATTTGAGAATGAAATAACGCTCCCCGTAGGTCATTGCCGAGCCTACACCTTTGTCCCAATCATTCTGACCGTTGGCGCTCCATTCGCATACATCCTTCTCTCCGGATTCCACGTCAATCCAAGTGAAACGCATCTTTACACTCGATAGGATTTCGGATTTAGGTCGCTGATCCCGGCCTACGGTATAATCCTGACGGATATTTGTGATGTCGAGAACCTCCGTTTTGAGGATCACACCGAGTGCGTCCATCTTGGGACGGACGATGCCAAGTACTTTCGAACCGCTGATGTACTTGTAATTATTTCCATCAGCATTCGGAAGCAACGCCCTGACGCTCCTCTGGATTTCCAGCAGTTTGCTATAGATTCCCATTGTTATAAATTGTTTCGTTTTGCGTAATTTTTCAACCGGGCCATATGCCCAGGCCATATCCGACCGTCAATATCGGTGACATTAATAACCTCGATGCTGTCTTCGCACCCGGCTTGCACCTCCTCGAAACATCCGGCGAAGACGTCGTATCGGCGTTCATAAACAGGCATATAGTGATGCCTCGCCTGAATGTCGTAGATTTTGTATGCAACCGTATAGACCCGGCCGTCTTCATCACCACGACGATCTTTCCTGATAGCCTCCCGGAAAGCATGGTATATCAGCTTCAGGTCTATGTCGACCAGCCTTGAGGCAACCTCCGAGAATTTATCCCGCTCACCGTTGATGTGCTCGCTGGGAATGTCCTGGTACTCTTCCAGTGCAAGCACAGAGGTTGACGTGGTTGTCGTGTAATATTGTGTGTCCATTGGCTATCGTATTTCAACCCGGTAAATACGGGGCTTGTTCTCGTTCTTCAGTGCTCGGTAGATGGCCTTGGATTGTATCCGGACAGCCTTTGACCGCAGGCGGTATTGGGCTCGCCAAATGCGCCCCTTTATCATCGTCCACACGCATTTAACCGTGATTTCCGTAAACTCATTCATGGCTTTCGAATATTAAGGTTAGCAATTTTCCAATCTCCTTTGCGCGGTGCTGATTGGATAGCACCCAGCCGAATACCACGGCAATCGGCGCGATGAACGCCAACAAGGTGATGAGATGTGCCATAGCGGCCTGTTTTAACGGTTGGACTTGGAGGGGAATACCCGGCTTACGAGTATGGTGCCGACAACGACAGCATACGCGGGATAGAGCACGCGGAACTGAGCAAGGAAACAGCCTAAAGCATGCTCCTCGCACGTGGCGCGGATAACGTTGGTGTAATCGACCCTATCAGATGAAAATAGGGGTTTGTTGGCCTTCAGATGGCAACGGTAGAATGCGGTGCGGCTTTTCTTCGCGCGCGGTGTGGTCTGGGTGTTATTTACCCGGATACCACTTGTGTTGTGGTTTGGCATTTGGTTAACACAAGTTAGTTGAACAATATGTATAAAAAGAAGGACGTGCCCTCCAGTTAGTCGCCAAACCACCACAACTGCGGGTGCAGAAGTGAACCGAGAACACGCCCTAAAAGGCGTTTTGTATTTTCTGATTTACCCTCAATTGGGTGGTTTGGCTCTACAAATATAGGAATTCATTCCGAATCTGCAAAATATTATTTGACATTTGCAAACTTCCTATAATAAAAGGCCACTCTTTCTTTTGCCAGCGTTGTACATTCTCGGATAATAGCCCTATCTTCGTCAGTAAATGCAGTGATGACAATATCAAATGGATCTGCTGAATCTATTATCTGGCAAAGGGCAAGCGCATATAGTTCTTGATTGTCGAATTTAACGGTGGAGTTTGCTATATCGGCTCTCGACCATCCGGCAAGAGCAGGGCAGTTCCCACGCAAATAGTCATGATGGTAAGTGAAAGGCACCCGGCATTCACTATGCGGTAATTTCTTTATTACCGACTTTATTTGTTTGGTTGTCATTTCGATTTTGCAAAATTATTTCAGCAATTCCGGGTTGTCGTGGATGTTGCCGATAAACCACATTTGGTACGACTCGTCGAAACAATCCGCTATTTGGAAAATGTCTACATCTCCGAAGTTGACTACAAATCCAGCATTCCACCAATCTACTGTGCCAATACTTTCGTATTTGTCGGTCAAAATATCCCCCTCGTAAATCTCCCGGTCGTTCTTGTCTTTCAGCCCAGTATACTCGCCGACGGTAGTGGGATCAACTTCATATAATCCTGTAAAGGTCTTGATAAATATCCGGCCTGCGTCTGCGCCGTAGCAATGAATCAGGTCTCCATAAACCCACTTGTCGTTATCTATACGCTTGCCTCTGAATTTACTCTCTCGCATAGTTTTTCAGTATTTATTATCTTAAATTAAGCGCCAGCCGATTTTAATCGAACAGCGTCCCTTGAACAGTATCACCCGGGCTTCTCATGGCATCTGCCCACCGTTCATGAACAAACAACCGCTCCACTCGTTCCGTCCTTTTAGTCGGCGAATAGGTGCACGTTTTGTTAATACTCGCAATACATACGAAGTCATCCGGCATGGAATATTCTGAAACGAAAACCGGGAAATCTCGATGTCGAAGCCAGTCGAGAAATCGTTTATAGTCGAAGTCGTGCAAATATCCCGATGTGCCGGTGTATGGCGGATCGCAGTACACAGTTGCACCCGACGGGATGGTTATGTCGGTATAATCCTTTTGAAATACCTCCAAGCTTTCCAGGCTTTGTAGGCTTTGCAGGCTTTCCAGTCTTTGCAGGCTTTCCAGTCTTTCCAGACTTTGCAGTCTTTCCAGACTTTGCAGGCCTTCCAGTCTTTCCAGTCTTTCCATGCTTTGCAGTCCTTCGTTTAAGGCCGCCCACGGAATAGTTAACGCCGGTAAAATTTCCTGCAACTTCTCGTATTGCTCAGAGGTTGGCAACGCCCATTGAGATTCGCTAAAATAATGCTTACCCATATAATTTCCGAGGTGTCGATAGACATCTTTTTGCGTAAGACCGGATAATTTCAGAGCATTCTGTAAATACCCCCGCAAATCCGCTGACTTGACCCGAAAAATATCTGCATGCATCGCCTCTGTATTCAATGTACCGTCGGCATTATATTTGGGCATCACGCCGCATTCTTCACACAGTTTCAGTGTCTTTTGTGCCAAGTCGCCTATTTCTTTTCGAACTTTTGCGAATTCCCGGACAAGCCCTCGCCACATCAAACTCGCTTCGCCGGGTGTTTTTGCAAAGAATATCGCATGAAGGTGCTTTTTGAATCGCTCTGCTTCCGGAGTATACAAATAGGATTTCATATTATTCCCAAAACTCCAACACAGCCTCACGTAGGGGTCGCTATCTTTGAGGCGCGAGAAATCCTCACGGCTGATCCATCGGCGCTCATCCCGATACATACCCGCTACAGCGTCTCGGAATACTTGGGGGTATTCTGTAATATCGTTTACTATGAATCGCTCGAATTTCCCCGACAGCATAGCGGCGTGAGTTATCGCACAACCTCCGGCAAATAAGTCTACAAATGTATGCGACCCGGGAAGGTGAGAGACAACCCATTTCGCAATGCTGTTTTTACTGCCCTTGTACGGCAATCCATAATTCATATTTCCTATCTTAAATTAAGCGCCATCCTCCGCGACCTCTCGGCATTCTTGAGGTAGCGTGTTTTGTACTTCTCATTGGCCTTGTCGGGTGTAACCCAAAGCACCGTGTTGTTGTCGAGCCGTAAAGGCACCAGTCCTTTGTCTTTGAGCTCTTGAAGATATTTATTCATAGTCGTTTGATTGTATCCAAAAGAAGCGGGGGCTTCTGACTGCCCCCGCGGTGGCGGCGTTACTGTGCTTCGCGCCGCCGATTTGCGTTCTTTATCTCCCGTTTCGTGGGCTTAGCCCGCCTCGGCCTTGCACTTCCTTCACGCAGCCTCGGATTGTCGAGGGATATACCCTCTGTCAGCTTCCGTTGTGACAGACGCCCAAGCGCCCGATCAAACTCACAACATTAGGGTTAGAACCCCGTTGAGCTACCCGGATTCGAACCGGGAGTACCGCCTCCAAAGGGCGGTGTGTTAACCATTACACCATAGCTCAATAAAAGCCGCCTGAATCTCCACTCGCCCACGCCACCGCGCAGGGCTTCGATCTCGGCGGCGCACCATCCGCGTGCTTCACAGCAGGCCAATGGCAAATACCAAACTTAAAATGCGATTTGCGGATTATTGGCAGGAATCCGCGACCTGTGGCATATAGTACTCGTTAAACTGTGTCGGCCGCCCGTCTTCCGTAACGGCCTTCTGTTTGTTCGAGCAAATGGAATATCCCATTTTCCGGAGCCGACTGATGATCCGGCGCAGCTCCGTTGTGTGGTACAGCCTCTCAGCCTTGCGAACAGTCAGCCTGCCGCCGGCCTTGAGATAGGCCAGAATTTTATTTTGAGGATCGTGTTTCATGGCCTTTGATGTATTTGCCGCTTTTTCCTCGGATACGGTCGAATTTCCTGAGCCTGCCTTCCAGTTCGTCGATGCGCTTGTACAGGGTATCACGTGCTTGAGTGAGCGCCAATACCTCGTGTTCCCGCTCGATAAGGCGTCCATCCGCTTCATTGCGCTCGCAAAGGCATGTAGCAAGCCGCACCTCCAGGTCTTCGATCCGGTTCCACATTTTCCACCTGGGCGTCAGGTCGAAGCATAGAAATCTCCTCTTCCTCAAAGTGTTCTTCTCCATAGTATAATTGTTTTAAGGTGTTGCAAATAAGCCCGCGCGCACTGTAACTTTAAACTCCATTTCAAAACTGCGCCACCGAAAAGCGCACGCGGGCAAGATGCAGACCTCACGCCTAAAATGAAATAACCCACTGCTGAAAGAACGGTGCGCAAGGCCTGCCATAGAGCCTGGATAGGCGGTCAAGCCACACCAGGCATAATAATGCTTGATTTATCCCGGTGGTTCTCGCCGCTCATATCATCGCAGCTCGAAGCCTATGCCAGTCTTTCGCGCATTCGGCTATTTGCTTTTGCGGGGCTATCACTTCGAGCCTTGCCCACGGCCCGCCGATGACGCTATTATCGGCCTAACGGATCGCTTTTGCCTTGCGGCGGGGTTAGTGCCAGCAATCAAACCCCTCACCTATGCGGTGGCTATCTTGTAAGTGCGGCAGGATTCGAACCTGCATTTATTGTTTCGCGTTTCACAAGCCGATACAAACCATAAGAGGTTGCCGTTCTCTCGTCTCTCCTTAATCGTTCTCTCGTTGAACTACGCACCCTGTGATGCTATTCCTTTTTGATGTGAAGCCGCTCTACCGGAATGCCTTTCATCTTGGCGATTTCATCCATCGTTACTTCGACAATCTCAGATTCAGGATCAGGTTCATAAACAAGGCGAAAACCTGATGTGTAAAGCTCGTCGCAAGTGAAATTGTAAGTCGCATTGCCGTTCTCTCTCTTGCACACGACCAATTCTCCACTACGGAAAATCACCTCCCAAATGTTTGATCCGCTCACAAGCTTATCCCCTACCTGCCAATCCTTGAAAGATTCGGCCTCTTCTTTCGTCGAAGGCCTGATACAAAGATTTGAAACGTCGTTTTTGGTGAGTGCCATCTCGCTACCATCCCCGATGTGCCAACTGTATTTGAAGCCTAATTTGTCTTTGCAACTGAATCCATTACTCACATCTTGGCATAGATAAATACTCCCTTTCTCTACCTGAATACGCCCTTCAACTGGGATGTTATGGATATTGGCTTTGAATTTCTTACCTTTGCATTGCAGTAAATTTTCCATACTATTTTATTTTTAGTTGATAAGTTTAGTTTTCTATTAACTCTTCCACCCGGAACTCCCGGCCACGGCGCGTTCTTAATCTGCGGCACCGACCTTCCACGTCTTGTGCATGGTAGCGATCAGGTCTATATACCCTTTGTATTCCTCTATCTGCTCGGGACTATAGCCTTCGGCCTCGCCAATTTTTCGGAAATGCTTCTGCCATTCGGAAATGGTGTAGCGTTTGCAGCCTATTTGAATAACATCCTCACCCCAATAGGATACTGTATGACGAGATGCGCTGATAAATAGCGATTTCGGAACATCGCACTCGTCGCCCAGTTTGCACCCGTCGCCCAGTTTGCACTCGTCGCCCAGTTTGCACCCGTCGCCCAGTTTGCACCTGTTGCCCAGTTCGCACTCGTAGCCCAGTTTGCACCTGTTGCCCAGTTCGCACTCGTAGCCCAGTTTGCACCAGTCGCCCAGTTCGCACCTGTTGCCCAGTTCGCACCCGTTGCCCAGTTTGCACTCGTAGCCCAGTTTGCACCCGTTGCCCAGTTTGCACCCGTAGCCCAGTTCGCACCCGTTGCCCAGTTCGCACCCGTTGCCCAGTTTGATATTGCGCGCCTCAAATTCGGAGGCTAATTCAGAAAGTTCATTGTACTGAAAGGGTGTCCAGCCTTTGTCTGAAACCCAGAGATAAATTGTTTTCATGGTGGGTATGTTTTGTGTTTAAAGTCCGTGGTTAATCCTCAATTACCGTAAGTAGCTCTATATCGTCAGCTCTACGCCTTGCTCGGCGCATCATGCGACACTCAAAGCTGGAGCCCAATAATTCAACCGAGAACAGGCAGAGAAGAATCGCCGCTCCGACCCGCCGGGTCATTTCCGATATGTTGAGCGTGATGCCGAAGTTCTGCGTGAAATACCAGGTGACAAGTGCATGCAATGTTCGCTTGCAGCCCGTCTTGTCGTAGATGCTTTGCAGGTGATTCGCCACACACTGGTAGATGACGTTAAGCCGCTCTGCGATCTCCCGAGCTGAGTAGCCCAATACTACGAGGTTAATCACCTCACGCTCGCGCTTACTAAGTATGGTGTCGGTTTTCATTGTCCTATGCCAAACCCCAAGGGCTATCTACACCCCACTTCATGAAAATCTGCTCTATCTTCTCCCGCTCCGTGGGGGTGTGGTTCACATAGCCGTACTTGCGGTTGTGAAATGCCTTGTTCGACAGCCCGCCATCTTTTAATGCCTGACTGATTTCGTCCATTGCAATGCTGGCAAGATCGCGCCCCTTTCTTCGAGCACGGATTATATTGTAGCCTTTTACAAAGGCACAGCGTTCGATGTCGTTCTTTTGTGTATTCATAGATTTGTTTATTCTTGCCGGGTTAATTTTCATCGGTCAACATGATCATGATTGATGTAATGCCTGCAACCATCAGCAATAGGCCTCCAATACAACAAAAACCGCATACACATTTAGCATAAAAGCCGAGGGGCTCGATAGCACGTAAAGCAAGGATAAGCGTTACTAATGCGATACCCGTAGAAATGAAAGCTACAACTGCTACTATTGTCCGAGCTATTACTTTTTGATAATTCATAGCTTTGTTTATTTATCCAGTATCGCCATTATTCGTTCGATGCAGGCGGCTTGCTCCTCGAGTAGTGCCGTCAAGCGGTCACTAGTTTTGATTAATTCATTCATTGTATATTTCCTTTAATCATTATAAATTTGAGTAATTAAGACATCAGAGTATGGAATAAGTCCGATCATTCATTGGTCTGCGAGACCGGAAACCATGTTCCGACCCCATGCTCTTTACATCAGAATCCGGATAGTTCGTGGTATGGTTATTTTTTAGTCTCCATAGTACATTCCGCGGACGCCATAGAAATCTGACGGCACCGTCAACAGCTCGGGGCGGTACTCCGTGGCCTTCGGCTGCTCCGTCGGGCGGTTCTCGATCCTCGCCGTCAGCATCGCCAACTTCTCGTTGCGCCACGCTTTTTTCAGGCAGGCAGAAAAGGTCATCGACGGTTGCACCTGTTTCAGGTACCACGCATTCTTCATAATCTTGCTTTTGTCGTAAGTTTTCATGGCGCTACGCTTGGTTATTTCAAAAACTTTTGTATATCTTTACATTGTTTATCGGTGTAGAACACTCTACCTTTGCGGTGTAGTTTAGTTCTACATTGCAAATATAAACTTTGTTTAGCACACAAACAAATAAATACTAAACTATTTTTAGTTTATTTTACAAATGACTGATACTGAGAGAATAAAAAAAGCTATAAAATGGCTTATAGGGACTGGAATCGCTAAAAACCAAGAAGGAATTGGGGTTCTTATGGGTTATTCTAATAAATCTGCATTCTCTCAAGTGGTTAATACTCCAAACAAAAGACCTGAAGACTTTATAACAAGACTTTGCAACCTAAACAACAATCTAAACAAAGATTGGCTATTGACCGAAAAAGGGTCAATGCTCAAAACTACCGACCAACCTGTCAGCCAAGGAGGCGAAGACGTCACGCCACCGAAAACTGAACTAAATAACCCAAAAACTATGGAGAGATTCTTAGATTCACTACTCCGGCAAAACGAGGAGTTGATTCGGCAAAACGGGGCTTTAATTGACCTGTACCGAGAAGAGAGAGCGAAAAGCAAGGGCGATGTCGCCCAAAAAAAAGAGGCATAGCGGTATTCTAATTAGCCTTATGCCATCTTCATTAGAGCGGAAGCAATATGATAAAATAGAACCACCCAAAATAAGCTCCATATAATCGAGCTACACATTTAAAGGAGATTACGGTCTCCTTTAAAAATAACTGGGGCGCCAGCAGGCCAAAACATAAAAACTTCGGATTATTTCAATAGCACAAACAAATTTTATACATGATGGATTACTACTTCGAAGAACCAGCTCCCATAAAATACGATTTGCTATTCGAGGAAGTAGCAAGATATGCAGTCAATAATGGAGGCATATCCACAACAGAAATTCAGCGAAAATTTGAAGTTGGATTTAATCGGGCTGGGCGCATTATGATGCAATTAGAGAGTGCAGGCATCGTTGGTCAACAACAGGGTATCAATCCTCGAAAAGTATATTTTGATAATATTACATCGTTAGAAAAATACCTTGCGGCAGGTGATTATCATCGAGCTTCCCTGTCTGCAGGAGAGCAGGAACGACGGAGAATATTGTTTCAACAAGAACAAGAAGAGCGTGAAAAAGCCGAGATTGCCGCGCGTATTAAAGAAAAATATCGCATACGTCAACTTGAAAAAATCGTACGGCAAGAATTGATCGACAGCGGAGAACTATTCGGTGATGAGCCAAAGCGGCCGCCAATTCCCAGGGAAATAGTGGATGCAGTATATAAGCGTGATGGTGGCCGATGCGTATACTGCGGATCCACACAAAACTTACAACTCGATCACATCATACCTTTTTCAAAAGGAGGGGCAACTACATTAGAGAACATGCAGTTGCTTTGCCAAAAATGCAATGTTGAAAAATCAAATAAAATAGGATAACATGAAGAAGATTTTACTAACCCTTATTGTTGTATTATTATCCGGAACGGTTTATGCTCAAAAACAGAATGACAATGTATCAAGCCCTTTCCTTGCAAAAAGTTTTGGAAACCGCAATGCATACATATCTAAGTTTGACAATAAAGGAAGATCATTTAAATGGAAATTAACACCTTTGAATACTGTTATCGGGTCGTCAATGATAGGCGCATCCGCCGCAACATATATGCTTACCAGCTCAATAATCGACAATAAGATGGCCAATGAATCTAACGTAGAAAAAATATCGTCTCTTGCCAAGACAAAGCGCACGGTCGGATTTGTATGTGCAGGCACATCCGTAATCGGAATTGTAGTGGTTTTAACGGGGTTGCATAAGGAGTACGCCCAAGGAATAGAAATCGGACATAATTTAACCGTATCAGATTGTGGCGCAGGAATCAGCTTGACAAAGAAATTTTAATCCCTCCCCTACCTTTCAGCCCCGGCCGTATAACCGGGGCTTTTTTGTACCTTTAGGACAATGAAGGCCGCCAAAGTAAGGTTTCATCATAGAGAGAACACAAACCCTTAGAACAATCCGCCCAATAATATTTTTTTCAAAAAATTTCATCATTTTCCATTGTTATTTAAATATCCGTCGAAATCTTTGCATTGTAAGCCTGTGAGGATGCAGGCAACGGCCGAACATCGAAAGTACATTGCTATCGTAGCAGAAGGTCTGTTGGCGCATCCGTCGGCAGACCTTCATTTATGGCAAAGAGTGTAAAAGACACAAAGACGAACGACACCATCAAGCCCACCCGCAAAGTGGGCCGTCCTTGCGTATATACACCTGAAGCTCTCGAAGTCAAGTTTGAGGAATATGCCAATTGGACAAAGAACAATCCAATCATAAAACAAGTGCCCACAAAACATGGCCTTGTAGACCTCGAACTCCAACGTCCTAAAACTATTGTTGGGTTCTGTGTATATGCGGGAATACTCCGTGACACATTTTTTGATTACGGCAAAAGGGAGGAGTTTTTCCACATCATTGCGCGCGTGCGCGAAGAAATTGAAGCCGATCAATTGTCGGGCGCAATAGCTGGCATATACGATTCCGGCGTCATTACACGTGTTCTCAAACTCGCCGACAAACAGGATATAACCACCAACGGCGAGAGCATCAACAAGCCCCGGGAAACAGTGCAAGTCATACTTGACCCGGAAGCTGCATCTATCATCCAGTCCATCGGCAAACAAAGCACGAATGAAAATGGAGCTTGATGCACGCACATATCGGGGCAAGGTCTACAAGATCATGCTGTACTTCTTCCGCAAGTACCGCAATAAAGGCGTCGTACTACGCATATTCAACGAGGGGAGCTCCCGTTCGGGGAAGACTTTCGACACCTTCGACTTCCTGTATGACATCTGTGCCGCGGGTGATGGTGCATATAAAATCTATGTCTACCGCTCCACCTTGCAAGACTGCAAAGAAAAGGCATTGGGAGACTTCAAGAAGAAACTACAATGCCGCGGGATATATGATCCCGACAACATGTATAGCGAGAAGATACTCCCCGAATACCACATAGGCGACAGCATCATCCGGTTCCGTGGGCTTGACAAGATGGATGTGAAGGAGGGGCACGACTGCGACATCATATACTTCAACGAAATGTTGGACGACATATCGCCGGCGCAGTTCAATAACATCACGATGCGTTGTACAACAATGATTATCGGCGACTGGAACCCTAAGTATACGGAACACTGGGTTTTTGAGCTTGAAGGGCAGCCGGATACCATATTCACCAAAACAACCTACAAAGACAATCCTTTCTGCCCTGACAGCGTACGCAGGACTATCGAAAGTTACGAGCCCACGCCGGAAAATATCGCGGCAGGAACCGCCGACGAATTCAGATGGAAGGTATACGGTCTCGGGGAGCGCGCGGCGCAGGAAGGATTGATATTCCCCAATATAGACTGGATCGACAGTTTTCCGGACGATTTGGAATATACAGCCTATGGCATCGACTTCGGCTTCACAAATGACCCGACGGCTATTATTCATGTCGGAGTGCGAGGGCGTGATTTATATCTGCATGAACGCTTTTATTCGCCCGTAGACGATCCCGAGGTATTGTATAACATCGTGGCCCCAATTCTCGGTAAACAAGGATATGCCATAGCAGACAGTGCGGATAAATACGCCAAGAACCCAGAAGGTATGGTGCGTTCCCTTCAGCTGCGAGGGTTGAATGTAGTCAAGGCCAAGAAATTCCAGGATAGTATAACCATCGGTATATCCTACATGAAAAACTTCCGCATCCACTGCGTCAAGACCAAGAACATGAAAAACGAAGCCAATACCTATGTGTGGGATTCTATAAACGGGCTGGCGATAAATAAACCCGTAGACAAGAATAATCACCTTTGGGATGCAGCCCGATATGTCGTGATGACTGCATTCCGCAATCATATTGCCGCATGAAACTCCTTGGATACGAAATAAAGATGTCTAAATGTTCCGAAAAGACCGGAGACCCGCAGCAAAGCCTATACATAGACTTGCGGGACGTGCAAAATCTGCTCGGGACGAAGGATGGGTTTATCGACACCTCCACACCGGACGGGCAGGCGCGCGCATTCGCGTCATGCTCTATTTTGGCTTCTATCATCACGAAGAAAGTATCCGCCATATCGGATGCCCGGTATTGGGCGAAAGACGACAAAGGGGAAGATATTGAAAAGCCGCGCGAGTTCGAGCGGATTAACCACCCCAATCCCTACCAAACTCTTTCGGAATTCGTTTGCATGATCGAGTTCTTCTCTCAGATATTCGGCAAGGCTTATATTGTGAAGGTACCTTTGGTCGGAATTAAGGGTGATTTCGAATTGTATGTAATACCTAACCTCATGGTTACGGAAAACGAGGTACCATCCTCCATACCTTCGTTTGCACCCAACTCCGATATCCGTGATTACACCATAAACCTTGGGGGCGGGATAAACCTGACGATCCCCAAAGAGGAGATGTTCGTTGTAAACGACGTAACTTACGCGCTTAACAAGATTGGGAGCGCTACTTCACGGCTTGTCGCCCTCAAGTACCCTGTCAACACTTTCCTGGCCTCCTACCAAGCCGTAAACGAATTACTCGTCAACCGGGGTATGCTCGGCATTCTCTCCCTCATGTCAGATGATCCGATGGTCGATAATATCGTGCCGGCCACCAAAGAGGACAAGGAAGCGCTCCGTGAGCAATTGGACAAATACGGGATCATGCGCAACAAATGCAAGATCGCCATTACGTCATACAAGGCATCCTTTGTGCCTGTGTCGTCCACTATTTCCGACCTCGGACTTACAGACATTCAGCGCAACTGCAAGAAAGACATCGCTTATACATACCAGGTGCCCAGCATTCTGCTCGACGTAGAAGGCAGCACCTACAGCAATTTCGGAGAGGCCAAGATTGAGTTTTACGTGAATGACATTATTCCTTCTGCACAAAACATCATGCGCGTGCTCAACAAGATATATGGCTTCACAGGATTCGGATTCATGCCGTTCTTCGACCATTTGGAAATGTTCCAACCTTCGAAGAAAGACCAGGCAGAATGCATGAACAGCGCAGTAAATTATATCGGAGCTGCCATACAATTAGGAATAATGACACCAGAGGAAGGCAGAAGCGAACTATTAAAATATCAAATCTAATATGGAAGACAGAATAAAATCATTCAAGGGAAGTATAGACGACATCAAACGCGATCAGGGCGTTGTTGTCATCGCCATATCAAAGTTCAACGAAGAGGATCTTGCAGAAGACATTGTGCGCAAAGGGGCGTTTACTAAGTCGTTTGCAGATATGTCCCGGATCAAACACTGCATCGACCACAAACAAGACTTGGATCATGTTGTCGGGACGCCTCGAAAAGGATGGGAAACGGATAAATACGCCCTCGTAGAGAGTAAACTTATACTCGGTAAGGCCGCTGGGCATGATATATTCGAGTACTATAAGCATTGCGCAGACGAGAAACGAGATGTCGAACACTCCTACTGCTACCGGGTTCTCAACAAGAACCACAACGATGCTATTGCGGGAGATGATATCGCAGAGCTGCAGCTCAAGCGTGAGTACAGCACCGTGTTCGCAGGCTGCAATCCCTTCACCCCAGCTCTTGACGTCAAGGGCTTGCAAAGCGTAGAGGACATCATTGCCTATCAAGAAGAGCTCAACAACATCCTGCGCAAATGCGACCTTTCGGACGCAGGAGGAAACAGGATTGAAGCACTTTGCAACAGCCTCAAAAGCGCCCTAAACATCCTGGGCAACAAACCTTCGGATGACACTGAAATCATCGAAATAGTCAGAAAAACATTGTTTAACTAAACCAATTCACACATGAACGAAGACATCAAGAAAGAGCTGAAAGGAATACTCGATGAATACAAGTCGGGGCTTATCGGCAAAGCAGACTTCGAGGCCAAAATGAAGGCTATCGAAGACAAAGTAGACGCTCTCGATCAAACGAAATCCATCGACGAGATCCGGGAGATAATCAAAGAGCAAGGGCGCACCATCAGCCTCATGCAGAAATCCACCGTTTCATCCGAGAATGAAGCGCAGGAGAAGATCAAGGCATTCTTCTCAGGGAAAGAGAACATCGACGCCGTAAAGGGCGGCCGCACGGTAAGTATCGAGATCGAGATGAAGGCCGAAGCATCACCCATGACGACCACGACGGCCGCTGTGCCTATCGCGGCATTCAACACCGAAGTCGTACCGGGCATTGCAGCAGCGGCTACCGAGCCCAATGCGATCCTGCCCCGCTTGCAGAAAGGCACCACAAGCTCCCCCACCATTAAGTGGATCAACCGCAAAGACCCCGACGGCGGCTCGGCATTCATCGCCGAAGGAACTCTCAAGCCCCTTATGAGCTGGGGATACGAGGAGGAGACGTCTACGGCAAAGAAGGTTGCCGTTCGCGCAAAGCTCTCGACGGAAATCCTCGAAGATGCGGATTTCATCCGCGGGGAGGTGAACACCCTGCTGCGTCAAGACTTGATGCAGACCGTGGAAGAGAAGGTTATCGCAGGAACCGGCACCGGGAACGAGATCCTCGGCGTAACAACAAAAGCCCCAGGCTATACCATTACGGAGCTCAACGGGAAAATCTCCATGCCCAACATTGCCGACGTTGTGCGCGCTGGCGTTCTGCAACTTCGCCTGCTGCATTTCTCTCCCGACGTTCTCTTCCTTCATCCGACCGACAAGGCGATCTTCGACGTAACGAAAGATACCGCCGGGCATTACCTGACTGACGAGATGCGCAAGATCATCGGCAACATCTCCGTTGTAGAAACCACCAACATTCCCGCGGGTAAGTTCCTGCTGATGGATTCCTCGCGCTGGAAAGTTCGTCCCTACCGCGCGCTGCGACTGGAATGGGGCCGTGACGGCGACGATTTCAGCCACAACATGGTGACGGTGATCGCCGAAATGCGCCTTCACTCATACCAGAACTCCATCGACGCCGGGTCTGTCATCTACGACGACTTCGCAACCGTACAGGCCGCCCTGGAGAAAACCGCCGAGGCAGCAGCATAGTCATTAACTTAAACGAACAACAACATGGAAGATATGAAGAAGATCGACCTCACCAAGAGGGTAACTATCGTAAGCACAGGCAAGTCTATCTATATGCCCGAGAAAGGCAAAGAGTACAACGTGTCGCCCTTGCATGCCGAAACGCTTGTGAAATCGGGCAAAGCCACGTACAAGACCAAAGTTGCCAACTAACAAGGCGGGGAGGCGCCGGAAAGCGTCTCCCCTTTTTTCTTATGCTTATAGACTATACATACTTCGAACAGGATCCCACATATATTGCGGGAATAGACGTCAAAAGCGGATGCACCCCGACTGGCGCCGCCCAGGAGATTGTCCGGAATATCGAGAGCTGCATCCGCAGGTATGAGCCTAAATTCCTTCGGATGCTCCTTGGGATATATGTGGCAGAGAATATCGACAAATATCCTGAAATAGCCGCAAAAATAGCAAATACAGACACAAAACAGTCTCCCATCGCTAAGTATGTCTATTTCTACTACCTGCGAGAACATGTTGCCTTCAATACGATGGCAGGCGAAAAAATCAAAATGACCGACAACAGCCGCGCCGCCTCCCCGTGGTACAGACTTGTGCCCCTGTGGAACGAGATGGTCGACGAGTGTCATCAACTGGCAGGCTCGCTATGCGGCGAAACAGACGTAAAGCCGGATTATTCGTCGGATATTTTTGAAAAAATAAACAGGTTTGGATTATGAAAATATCACCCAACGATACCATCAGGAAAGTAATTGTAAAGAACGGCACTTTGTTCGGTATCGGCAATAAACGAATCTACGAATCTATTGCGGCATTACCCAAGCCTGACTATGTGAAGGAAAAACGTCGCATATTCGGGTGGAAGAAGCACGAGGCCCGAAGCGTCGCAGGTATAACGATGGGTGAATTGAACGCCATAGAAAGGATCGAGGCCACTGACGATTATTTCGTAAAGGTTCTGGCCGTCATGCTGGGTTTAATAAGCCCAAAGGGAAAAGGATCAAAACGCATTGACTGGGAGGGAGCAGGATACGACATTGCCCGAGAAAAGGTGCTCGAACTACAATTCATTCGCGCTTATCGCTATTTCATTGAAATACAAAACGACCTCAAAGGCGTAGCAAAGGCGTGGAAAAAGCTCGAAATGCCCCTGACGCCACAAGAAGCAAACGCACAAGTACAACGCAAGAACCGGGGCATGAGTACAATATGCTTAGGATACTGCCAGCTTGTAGGGGGTGCTATTCAGCCAAGCGATGTATGGCACCTGAGGTGGTCGACCGTATACCTTGCATATGAAGCCGAGAGGGACAAAAACATGGCACAACGCAAGCTCGCTCAGATGAACAAGCCCAAACCATCCAAAAGTCGCAGACAATGAGAAAGAGCCTCAGTAAAATATTCGAAGATGCTGCCAAAGAGTGCGGCGTCAACACATGCCTATATGCCAGGATCAAAGAGGCGAATTACCTGCTGGATTACGTCAAAGAGTACCCCGTAATGCTGCGGCTGTTCCAGGAGCCGATATACGAAACCAACCTGACAAACAGGCGCCGTCGTAGGACAACGCTTTACTTTCTCGATGCACTCGGGAAGCCAGAGCCGGATACACAGACCGAAGCAGCCCCCATTGCGGATCGCATGGAGCAAATGGCGTTTTCATTCATCGACAACCTGCGTCGAAATGGGATAGAGGTGCAGGTTGAAAGCCTGCAAGGAGTGGTTGAAAAACTGGATGCCCTGGCCGCGGGTGTAGAGGCAAAACTCGTCCTTACATATAATGTTTGCTGATGGATATATCGAAGATAGAGAACTTTTTCAGCCCCGAAAAGCTGGTTGCCATCTGCAACGAGGAATTCAGCGCCCTTAAAGAGCAGGTGACAATAAATCTGCAAACAAAACGCACAAACAGCGGTAAAAATGTGAACTCCCTGAATGTCCCGGAAGAGACTACCGGTGCCACGGCAGATAGTATGGCGGCGCAAGTGGAAAGCAATGCCGGAGGGTTCACGGTCTCGTTTGTGGGGCGGCATAACATCAAGAATATAGACGAGGGTAACTCCCCGCAGGATGCGCAAGAAGAATTCGGGAGCTTCGAAAGTTTCTATCAGAACATAAAGCAATGGGCACGCGACAAGGAGGGGCGCTATGGGTTGGAATTCAAAAGCATCAACGCATATTGGGCGGCCAAGAAGCTGTGGGAGAAAGGCAGCATTTTGTACCGCTCGGGAGGGGGCACCGAGATTATTAAAGACCTGTTGCCGCAAACCGTGGATAACATCGACAAAAGAATTACGGAAGTGATCGACACATCCATATACGAAATGCTCGAAACAACAATAGAACTATGATCCGATATACATTGTCCGGTACAGGAGGTACCGCAGATTTCCCCAATGACATATGCTTCACGCGGGAGAAATCTACCTTCGTGCGATTTACAGCCACAGCCATAGATCCGGACTACGGCACAGAAGTGAAGCTGCGAATATCATATGGAGCAACATCAATAGTCCTATCCAGAAATGTCTCGGGAGCAGGAAAATCCGTTGTTTTCCCCTTGACGGCAATATTGGAATCGCTGGCCGCGGACTATTCGGCAACATTCATAAACAATGTGGTGCTCATAGTTGAGTTTGGCGATGGATCAGCCACTCACACGCTCAATACTATTCTTATCGGTACCTGTGAAAAAGAAATAATCCCTATCTCGGCACAGAATGCCGCCGCGGGAGATGTAACCAACTACCCTTCCGCCAGGAAAATCGTGGTATACCCCGGGTTCAACATAACCCAATCCATCTTTATCCCCAAGCTCACGACAGAGCAAATAGAGGTGGAAACAGAGAATGGGGTCATCGTCACCAGTGGCATGTCCTCGAAACCGTTTGCGGAGTTCAATCCATCGACGGTAAGATGGGATGGGGATACGTATGTTGAGATAAGCGTCTATACCCCCAACCTTGCCAACACCTTTCAATTTCCCATCGAAATAGATAGGTGTACCGAGGGACTAATAGTCAAATGGACGGACAAAAGCGGTATCCCTTACATATATCGCTGGAGTGTAGAGACAACGAGAGCCGAAATATCTATCCAAGATGCCTATTCACTACTCGATGATAACCTGCAACCGTATGAAGCCCAAAATAAGATACTCACAAAGACATACACGCTGCATAGTCGCCTTGTAGATCAGGATATATACGACCTGTGTAAATCCATCCTCGCCGGACGCGACATAAGCTACTACGACAGCGCAACCGAGCAATGGTGCCGGTGTAGTATAGAGGAGGGCGAAGCCGAAGATAACGGCGCTTATTTTAAAGATTTAGTCGTAGAAATTACCGATAAGACCTATAACGTATGACCCACTACGAACTATACATAAACGACATCCTGTGCGATCTGTCCAGCGACAACTATATATCCTTGGTATATCAAAGCCCGATATTTTCAGGACTGGACATCATACAGTCCAATAGGTCGTACAATATAGACTTACCGCTGACGCCGAAGAACCGCAAGGCCATAGGCTATGCGGAACGCACCGACATCTATACGGATGCACCCTATGTGAAGCTTCCGGCAAGATTGTATCAGGAAGGAGTACCGCTATTCACATCCGGATACGCCGTTATTACGGAGATTTCGGACGTAATAAGTGTGGTTCTTACGTGGGGAAATGTCGACAACTTCCAGCCCTTGTTCGATGCAAATTTGCGCGACCTGGCACAAACGCTCTATTCCATGAACATAGGGTCGATACCATGGAACAGCGCATCGGCACTCTTGGAGTATGGATATGAGAGGCCGCAGATGGGATTCTTCGGCATTGATTTCGGGCAAGGTATCGCCAACTCCGAATACATGCATCCGTCTATCGAAGTGCAAGATGTACTTACGGCTATTGAGCGGTACAATGGCATCACCATCGACGGCAAAGAAAGACTGTATGGAGGACTTACGTATCCTTTATTGCTTCCTTTGGTATCTATAAATGGTGATGAAGTAAGCGGTAGAGCAGAGTATCTTACTGGAACAGTCCGCGTAAAGGATACGGGGCCAACGGTACTTTTACAGATTGCAAACATATCATCTCATCCTGAATTAGTATCCGATGATGGGACAACAATAGACGTGAAAGGAGCCAGCAATATAACCATAGCATTAAAAATGCATGCTCAATTCAGTTATGTGGCGGGGTTTGCGCCAGTAGCAAAGATATGTTCAGGTTCCACCAGAAATCCTATATTCCAACTCAACTACAATTATAAAGAAGCGGGCGGCCCTACAGCATTTAGTACATTCAGTATAGATCAGGTTGTGACACTAAGCAAAGAAGATGGCAACTTACCCGAAAGTGGACAAATTGTAATTCACCTTTTCAATGGGTCTGTTCCCAACATTTCGTACCAGGATGTCAATTCGATTTCTGTAAGCGCCTATCCACGTGACGAAGTGCACTATCCATCCGAATATCCTATCGGGGTAAATCTTCCTGACATTTCCCAGGGAGATTTCCTCTCGGCCTTGATGTCTATGGCCGGACTATTCGCGTATCCGGATAAGGACGCCCCGGATACAATCAAACTCATAAGCGTAGATGACATTTACGCCAAACTCACAAACGGAGGCACAATAGACTGGAGCCGCAAAGTCATCCTTAATGATCGGCATGATGTCAGCCGCCCGGAATCTTCCATATTTTCGCTCGATGACCTGGCACAGAAAAACACGCTCGATTATGACAACGACGACGATGTGATCACGGACACCGCCGGGGAAATACGGATCGAGAATGTTAACATCGACAAGGAGAACGAACTCGTGGAGCTTCCATTCTCAGCGTCCGAAAATGCCCCACTTGCATCGGATGCCAATGCGCTGTGTGCCCGCATTCCTATGTATACGACATCCGACGACGGGAAAACAGTGGACTACAACGAACCCTCGGCGCGAATCCTGCAAGCCATCATCGACGATACGAGCACGGGGTTATACTGGTTCGGATATTTCGGAGAAAATATGCGCTTTGGTGGTGAGAACGGGATCGTCGCAAAGAAATACAACGGGTACCAAAAAGCCGTGGACAAACTGCGTCTGATAACAGTAAAGGCCAAGTTAACAGCCATAGATCTGCATAACCTTGATTATACAAAGCCCATATACATAGGTCAATTCGGGCAGACATATGGCCTGTATTCGGTAGAAACAGGCGAAAACGGCATATGCGAGTGCCAGCTGATCCAGTTGCAGGCTATAAAAGAAGTTGTTGTCCCGGACTATTATCTGACCATCAACGGTTCGGCTTCGGACATCAGTCGAGCTGTGGGCAGCAGTAAGACCGTTGTAGTATTCACCTACCAGACGAACGGTACGATTCAGGTTGCATCCCAGTCTGGCATGTTTGAAAACATCGCTTTTGCATCCGGCATCCTTTCCATTGGTGTAAAAAAGAACACCGCGACGGAATTGCGCACGGGGGAATTAGTCGTGTCTGTAAAAGAGGCGCTGGGTATCACAAGAACGATTACAGTCCAGCAAGCTGCCGCAGAGCCCGAGCCTGCTGCGCGCCGCCCGTTGAAACTCCGCCTCACGGTGACGGACGACGAGGGCGCGCCGCTTGCGGCCGACGAGGTTACGGCCTCGTATATCCTTCCGTCGGGCGAGAGCAAGCTGGAACGCTGGGCCGATACGGACGCTGTCGACGTCACGCTGGAAGCCTCCACGGAATATATGACGCTGGGTCTTGCCGCGACCAAGACCGGGTATACGAGTGGCAAGAAGCAGGTGGACATCCCGGCCGGAAATTCAGAATACAATATCAACGAGACCTTGATGTTAACTTCTGAACAACCGATAACCAGCCGAAATATTACACTCGACATCACCATCACGGATCAGGAGGGAAAGGCCGTGGATGCCCAGACGGTCGAGATCAGCTATACGAAGAAAGACGGCAGCAGTGCCACCTATAAAACCTCTGGGTCGAATATTACGGATACCATTCCAGATGTCTCGACCTCAAGTTTTATGATTCAGACAATAGTGGGTGCTCCCAGCTACGGATCCCAAATGAAAGAGTCGGCCATCCCCGCCGGAACCTCGGATTACCTGTATCAGAATACTTTCGAACTACAACCAATCGCCGTCACGAGTCGCAACCTTGTTCTGCGCCTGTCGATCGAGGACGCGGACGGCAGCCCCCTCGCGGCCGATAAGGTCACCGTCACCACGGAGGACGCCGCGGGCCAAACCGTGACGCGCGAATATACGAATACCTCGGCGGTGGACGATACCATCGCCGACATCCCCACGAGCGGATCGAGCGTCACGGTCACGGCCTCGAAGTCCGGCTACAACGATGGCTGGATTCAGGGGTCTATCCCTTCGGGCAGCTCGGACTACACCTACACCGGGGTCGTTCCCCTGCGCTCGTCGCGTACGGTGGGTGCCGACATCCTCGTGCGGGATGCGAAGGGTTCGCCCGTCGTCGCCGACGAGATCGCCTGCACGTACCTGCAAAGCTCGGGCAAGACCAATACGATCCGCACCACGAACAGCAGCCACCTCGACTACGGGGGCTATTCGGACTGCTCGGTGAAGGCCTTTACGTCGCGCATCACCGTCACGGCCGCGGACTACGCCGATGCGGTGGAGGAGGTGCCCGTGGAAGCCGGTGCGGATCCCGTTACGATCCGCAAGACTGTCACGCTCTCCCCGGGCTCGCGTTCCCTGCACCTGGACTTCGCGGTCAGGAACGAGCAGGGCGCGGCCGTGGAGGATGCGGTCGTGATAATCCAGTATATGAAGCCGGACGGGAGCGACGAGAACCTGCAATTCACGGGCGGCGTGCATGAGACTTTCAACAATGCGACCACGCAGGGCTTTACGCTCCTGATCATTGCGCAGGCCGAGGGCTCGCGCATGCATACGCAGGAGATCGCCGTCCCGGCGGGTAAGGAGGCGTACACCTACGACACGGATGTGGTGCTCTACTACGACTACTCGCCGGGCATTACGCTCGATCCGCCATCCCCGTGGACATACACTGCACACCTGGGTACGCTCCGCAATACGGGCAACGTCGACCTGGAGCTGCTTTCGGCGCCGGAATGGTGCACTTTCTCCGGGGACGTCCCGGGTACGGTGGCGGTGGGCGAGGGACGTGCCTTTGCCGTCTCGAAGAACGAGACGGGCGGCCTGCGCACGGGGACGATCTCGATGCAGTGGGTCAACATAGAAGCGAGCGAGATCACGGCCTACGATGTCGAGGTCTCGCAGGAACCATAAGATTTCATTAACCACTTAACCATATAGAGGCATATGGCACAGCAAGATACGATAGACAAAATTATTAACATCCAGTTCAAGTATTCGGAGCTGGTGCAGGGGTGGGTGGCAGCATCCGATGCTATTGATGATGCAAAAACCAAACTGCAAGAATTCAAAAAAGAGGGGAATGCCACAGGCATTGCCAAACAGACGCAGATTATCAAAGCCTTGCGCACAGAAATGGCCGCATATACCCGAGAAATGCAGGCCAATATCAAAGAGGAAGTTAAGCAAGAAGGAAGCATCGAACAACTCAGAGGCAGCATCGCCAAGCTAACGGCAGCATATAACAAAATGAGCCGCGAGGAGCGCAATGCCGCCAAGGGCACCGATCTCGCCAAAAAGATAGCTGGACTACAAACGGAGCTTAACGAGGCAAATACGGCATTGCTTAACTTCCGGGACAACGTCGGTAACTATGCAAGTGCTGCTAAAGGATTCTCTCCTCTTACCTTTCAAGTGCAACAACTTGCAAGAGAAATGCCGTCGCTTACCGTGTCTTTGCAGCAGTTTTTCTTGGCCGTATCCAACAACGTGCCGATGTTCGTTGATGAACTGAAACGCGCTACTGCAGCAAACAAAGCATTACGCTCCGAAGGAAAGGCGACAATACCTGTATTTAGACAAGTAATTTCGTCTATCGTCTCGTGGCAAACAGCTCTCGTTTTAATCATCACATTGCTTACAGCATATGGCAAGGAGATAGGGTCGTGGGTTAAAAGTCTATTCTCGGCCAAAGAAGCTATCACAGCAACCGAATATGCGCAAAGGCAACTAAATGCAGCCCAATTGGAAGGTAGAAATGCTGCTCAGGCAGAGGTGGTGAACTTACAAATACTCTACAATGCGACCCAGAATACGGCATTAGCCTACAAAGACAGGCTAAATGCCGTAAAAGAGTTGCAGAAACAATATCCTGCCTACTTCGGGAACATGTCACAGGAGAAGATATTGGCCGGAGAACTGAGCGAAACCTACGAAATGCTCGTCCGAAATATCATGGCAAAAGCGCAAGCAGAAGCCGCGCAAAACCAAATCGTGACTAACCTGGAGAAGAAGAATACCATAGAGCAGATCCAGGCGTATCAAAATCTGACCCGCGTAATGGCAGATTATAACAGACTTAAAGCAGAGGGCGCCGACGATAAAATGCTCGAAAGTTATGCCAAAGCGGCATACACGCTGCGTAAGGAGGTCGATTCCGAGTTAAAGAAAATGAACGAAGATTTATATAACGAAGTTCGTGACAATAGCAATAGTTACCAAGAATACATAGACAACCTCGATGCAGCAAACAGCAAGCTTGTTAAAGTCGCTACTGACAACCTTCTGACCTTCCAGAATACTCAGAAAGGGGTGGATGAATCGTCAGAAACATCAATCGAACAATCTGCAAGATGGATTGATGAATTTTACAGTAAAATGGCAAAAAAGCGTACGAAATTACTGGCTGACTGGCGAGTTGCCTTGAGCAGGGAGGTATCTAAGATGGAGGCCGAATTAAATAAAGAATTACAAAAAACGGATAGTGAAATATCCGACAACTTGAGGAAACAACTTGAAGAGCAAGAGCTGGAGTATAGAAATAGAATCAACGAAGCCCGTCTGATCGACAATGATTTAGGTGCAGCGATGGAGATGGTAAACATCTACAAAGAGCAAATTGCACAAATAGAGAAATTGGAAAGTGTTTATCGGGCTGCAGGCAAGACCGACGCAGAAATACAGGCAATACGAATTAAAGCACGTATGGATCTTCAAAAAGCGGAGGAAAATGTAGCAAACATTCAGATAGAAACGACACACAAAAGTTTAAGCCTCGCCGCACAAACAGCAGGAAATCTTGCCAATGTATTCGAACAACTTGGTGGGGAAAGTGAAAAATATGCTGCATTTGCCAAGGCTATGGCTGTCATGCAAGTAGTGTTATCTGAATCTGTAGCTATTGCAAAAGCATGGGAAGGGAATGCAGCTCTTCCATTCCCGGCAAATATAATAGCGACCGCAGCAAGCGTTGCTGCAATTGTCGCAGCGATGGCCAGTGCATTATCCTCTACTAAATCTACGGAAGTTCCTAAATACGCATCCGGCGGTCTTATTACAGGCCCCGGTACTGGCACCTCCGATAGCATTGTTGCCCGGGTATCGAATGGCGAGGCCATTATGACCGCCCAGGCCGTGAATGATTGGGGTGCCGTATTGTCGGCTATGAATGTTTCCAGTGGTGGCAATGCCATCCAGGTATCCAATTTACCCCAACGCGGAGACGGAATGAGGGGCATGGAACAAATGATGGAACGGGTGTTGCTCAACCTCCCGTCTCCTATCGTCCTCGTAAAAGACATTGACAACGGACAGAGACGGGTGAAGGTAGCAGCCAACCTTGCAAAATTGGGTAGAAAAAAATAGTGTGCCCCATTGTTATTTAAATGCACACAGGCATATTTGCATCAGAGCTTATGGTGAGATAAGCAACAGACGACAAAACGAAATGACGCGTACATCCAACATATCTGTCGGCGGCCATAAAGCTCTATTAGTGACTTTTTGTAAAACTAAATAGGCTGAAAAATGGCAGAACAAAACGCATGCGCCGAGAACCTTGGCGCGAACATCCTGAATGACTGTAACGACGATTACGGCAAGGGTGTCGAGAAGATCGTTTACATCATCAAAAAAGAGGACATCGACCGTAAGGCATCGAGGATTGCGGGAAACGTAATCAGCACCCTCGTCCTCAGAACCGGAAAGAAGGCATACACTGCTTCGGCTCCCTCAAACACACCTTTCAGCGGCCTCACATACGAGGATCAGAACGCCACAATCGGAATGTCCTTTAACAAGACCATCCCTATCGTCATGCTGGCGGATTCTCCGACGAACGCCCTCAATGTATCCGCACTCAAGCAGAACAAGTACGTCATCATCTACGAGAACAACAACAAGGGAGCGAATGGCGAGCAGGCATTCGCCGTCATAGGCTGGGAGCAGGGCGCCGTCGGGCAGAACGCAACCCTTGACAAGTACAGTGACGACACGCAGGGAGGCTGGACTGTCGACATGATCGAAGAAGGCGCCAAAACCCCGCAAATATTCTTCTTCTCGACGGACTACGAGACTACGAAGGCGGCACTTGATTCGCTTTTGTCGCCCGCCTCGTGATGAATCCCGAAGTATGGTACAGGGAGAGGTTAAACGCCTCTCTCACCGCTTCGGATAAGCGGACGATAGAATCCCATTACGAGATGGTAACCGGGAAATCGTTCGCTGGCAGTTTTTCCCAAAACTGCCCGAACAAGTACAAAGACGCGATAACGCACATTTTAATCAAGATGAAACAGGACAACACGGATAATGGCGGATATGTCCTCAAACAAGGAGCATTTCGCTACAAAGGTAAGGTCATAACCAATGCGAACATGACCGCAGAAGCGGCAGAATGGTGGATACATCAGAACCTGGACAACAGAGACCAATTTGCGAGTTTGGGCAAGGATTACGACAGCTATGCCACCACGTCGGTAATGATTCCCGCCAAAGAATAATGACGCCAAACACCTGTAACGTGGAGAATGTTACACACATAAATTACCATAGTGATTTCAGGCTTATTATCCGCTTCAACTCGGATAAACTGCCTGATTATCCGTGGCGTATTACATTCAGCACCCCGTCGACACATACAGTCGACAAATACGTAGCGTCATTCGATGGAGAAAATTACATCAATTGCAAGCCCGTCGACACGCTCCCGGGTGCGGCAATAGTGTTTTTCGATCATCACAGGCTCGGGTGCGGAACATTGGGCTACATTCTCGACATGGATATTCCCGATGACGAATTTCCTGACGGGAAAATGGATATTGAAATCCCGGGTGTCGAGACTATAGAATTATGGCCGGGGAAAAGCGATGAAACGGAACTCCCCGCAGAAATTATTGTGGCGCTGTTGCAGATGCTCAAAGGGTTTTCCCCCTCTATCGAAGTCGAGGAGAACAGTGACGACAATTATATCCTGCGGATAACAAACGAAACTGGGTCATACCTCACCCCGAACCTCCGCGCTTCGCTGAATTTGGCACAAAGTACTGGAGACAGCCAGTATATCGCCATGTCACAAGATGCTACAACAAAAGCCCTTGCCGAAAAGGTCGACAAGGAAGAAGGGAAAGGGCTTTCGACGAACGACTACACCGACCAGGAGAAGGAGAAGCTGGCCGGGCTCTCCAACTACGACGACACGGAGATAAGGAAGGAGTTGTCCGACAAGGCATCCAAGCAGGAACTGACGGAAGCTGCGGCGGACACGCTGACTGAGGCAAAGTCGTACACGAACACCGAGGTTGAGAAGGCGAAAGAGGTAATAGGTGAATGTATCGGTCAGTTGCTGCCCTTAATTGGTAATGATATAACCGATGGAGACGCGGATACGCTCAAAGAGAGCAAGTCGTACACGGACACCAAGACGACAGAACTATGGAATAATGTCAGCGATGTGTTTGACGCCACGTCCGAGGAGCTCAATAGCAGCATATCCGGCGGGGATGCGCGGACTCTGACCGAAGCCAACAGCTATACGGACAAAGCGATCTCTGAAATTCCCACCCCGGACGTAAGCGGGCAGATCGAGCGGCACAACACCTCCCCCACGGCGCATCCCGACATCCGGGAGCTGCTCAACACCTGCGTAGGACTACCGGAGTTCAACGACAAAACCTACGAGCTGACCTTCACGACAAAGGGCGGTGCCAAGTTCATCATCGACCTGCCTATCGAGATGATGGGGCTGCATTACAACGAGGATACCCAATCTATCGAGTTCGTAAATGCCGACGGCTCCATATCCTCCATTCCGGTTTCTTACTTCGTGAAAGTGTATGTCGGCTCTATCGGCTCCGAGATACAGGTTACGGTCGAAGGCTCCGAAATCCGCGCCTCCCTGCTCAACAACACCGTATCCTGGGACAAGTTGACACTGGCATTGCAGGAGATGATCCAGGGCAAGGCCGACCGCACGGAGCTTCCCACGAAACTGTCCGAACTGGAAAATGATTCCGGATATGTGACTTCGGAAGAATTGAATACTGAATTAGGCTACAAAGACCACGTAGCCTACATCCTCAAGGACTTTACGAAGAGCTATTATAACAATACGGGCTCGGACATCACGGATCGGAGCATGGTCGTTACGCCTACGCAGTCAGGCGTGACGTCGAACTTCTCCCTGACCAGCCGCATCCCGGTCGCAGCTTTGGACTTTATTTTCGTGCGCATGAAGCTGCGCGTGGACAAAGAGTGCTCTTTGCGGATCATCACCTATTCGGACAATCTCGACCAGCGGGGCCGATGGTTTGCCCTCAAGGCAGACCGCACCTACGAAATCTACTACCGCGGCAAGGCGGCGTCGGTAGCGGGACGGCTGAATGTGGGCACCAGCATATCCGCAGCCACCAATATCGGCCAGAAGGTCACCATCGAGGATTTGATCGTCACGCTCAATAACTATGACGCATGGTGCGATGCCGAGAGCCGGGCCACGCTGAAAAACTTCGACACGGACTCCTTCACTGTAGACGAGGGCGGGACGGGGCATTTCTTCTCGGTCGCGCAGGCGTGCGACTTCGCAAGGGACGCCTTCGATGTCGTGAATAACCCCCTCACGCTGTTTATACGCAACGGTCTTTACGATCACGAGGCTCCGAAGAATGTAGCTATGGGTTATCCGAATGCGGTCATAAACAAAGGCGCAAACCGCATATCGCTTATCGGCGAGAGCCGCGACGGCGTCATCGTCTCGTATGAGAACAACTCCGTGAACCGCGCCAAGATCATCGAGGCGGGCGGCGAATGCACCATCGCCAACATGACCGTCAACTGCCTGAACGACGAGAGTTATACGGACGCCAGCGCCGGCGGTCACCAAGCCTGCTACTGCATACATATCGATTCGGTCTTTGCCGCATCTGAGCGATATTTCACGACGATTCGGAACTGCAAACTCTTCAGTACGTGCCATTCACCCGTCGGCGCGGGCCTTGCCGACAACCAGACCATTCGGTTAGACGGCTGCGAGTGCGTCAGCGACACGCACGTAGGCACTTCGACGGGCGCGGCCACCATCCACGCAAGCACCGATGCTGCGGCGAAAAATATGGCCGTCGAGATCATCGGCTGCCGCCTGCTGTCGCTCGACGGAACCAAAGCGCTCTACATGCCCGATGTGGCTGGCGGTGCTCCCTTCACGCAGGTCGACGTCACGCTGCTGGGCAACACCTACTATACCACGGGGCCGGAGATCACCGATGCCGACTTCTTGTCCAGGCACAAGCTCACGCCGTGGTCGGATGCTTCGTTCAGCGAAATTTCGGTTATCGCGCACTCGGACTGCACGCTCGAAGCGCGCGTGACGCACCTCGAAGGGCTGCTCGTGGAAGTGCTCTCGGGCAAAGTGCTGATCCCGGAGTTGCAGGTGAAGAAGCTGGGCGTGTGGGGCGACAACAACCTGGTCGTCACGGGCGAGGGTGCGCCGACGAAAGCCCCCGACCGCGCGGGGCAGTTCTATGTCGATACGAAGAACAACGCGGTCTACCACTCCGTGGGCAACGGCGCGGTGTCGGACTGGAAGAACGCTTAAACTACATACAACATGTCACAAGTCAACAAATACGCCGACAAGGCGGGTTACACGGCCGACAAGAACCGCAAGGACACGCAGTCGGCGGTGTCATACATCGAGAATGACGGATCGCTCGTCTACGACGGCGTGAACGTCGTGGTGGACAAGCCGGCTGCCGGGGTTGGTGATCTCGTCGTCTTTGACAAGACGGATAGTACGTTGAAATTTATCAAAGGCGATACGCTGGTTACAGAAAAGATACCTCCCCAACTGATTCCCGTGGCCGTGGTCTATGCCCGGCAGGGCGAGCGGGTGCTGATCGTATCGCTCGAAAATGCAACGGTCGGCAGCCAGCGATGGGCATATTCTTATGAGGTTGCATTGTCGGGCTTCGACCTTGCGGCGGGAGGCTCCGCTGTCCTGTTGTTCGGCGTGGGCATTTATGAGATAGAACTACCGATAACGTATGCCGAAGGGGCATCACTGGCAGATATTGCGGCGCAAATCAACGCCGATGCAACGGTTAAATCCAAATACGGCTGGACTGCCTCCGTAGATGAAGCGACCGCACGAATCATCGTATCGTCAAACACATGGAGCCCCGAACTTGCGACTATCAAAGTCGTAAGCGGTTGTCAAATCACAAGACCACCGGAGGACGTGAATTATCAAACGACGTTGACGGGGGTGTTGATCGAGGGGGCGACTGATCCCGTCCGCCATAAGAACGGGGTTGATGCGTCGTTAGCAGGTTGTAATCCCGAAGAATTCCTGCGATACTATTCCGCCAACGGAAGCGAGAAAACCGGACAGCAACCGGGCAGCAGCGAGATTATCCGCGAAAGTGCCTTTACCGAAGAAGCCAATCCGGCATTGGTCACCGCCTATCCGACCTACCGGGATTATCTGTTCGGAGAACATTTGCTGCAATACCCCGCTGCTTATGGTGCGCTGCTGCGCGACGGCAAGACCAACACGCACCTGATCGGGCGGCTTACCTTCGAGGACATTTATGGTAAGACACAGTACCGCTACCCGGCCGCTGCGGCTGCCCTCGACTACGGCATCATGGTCGAGGGCGCAACTACCGGACTGGAAGCGGGCGCATGGTGGCTGCCATCCGTCGACGAAATCTACCTGCTCATGCACGACCGCGTGCTGACGGCTGCCGACGTGGAAAAAGACCCCGTAAACCGCACGCTGTCGCGCCTCGGTAAGGCGACCTGTTACGGGTCTAACACTACTTTTCGAACGTCATGCGAGCACAATTACGCCCTCGCGTTCGTCTACAATGGCTACACGGGCAACTTGAACGGCAACTACAAGTATGGCGCCTACTTCGTGCGTACGGTCAGTGCTTTATAACCACCTGAACCATGGAAACACAACAGCAAATCAACATCCTCGAATCGCGGCAGCTCGAATTACGGGCGGTCATGGCCAAATCCGACGACAGGGCGGCCAAATGCAGTAAGTCCGGCCTTGACTTCCGGGCTACCTATCCCCTGGATTATGAGGAGTACGAAGCGGCCAACGCGGAGTACAACGCGAACGAAAAGACCCTTGCGGAGCTGAGGGCCCGGCGTGCCGAAGAGCTGGCCGCCGAAGAAACGGTTATGGACTTTCAAAATATTGAGCAATGAAGATGTATATGACCAACAAGCCCAACGGCGAGCCGTTCTATCCGGTAACCGTAGCCGAAGCCGTGCTTGTTTCCGAAAACGAAACTTTAGCCGCGGTGCTGCAACGGCTCGAACAGAGGATCGCAGAATTGGAGAAGTCGGAAGCGGCGCCCGAGGCGCAGGCAGAAGTACTATCCGAACAATAGAATACATCCTATGGAGGCATTGTGGAGATTTATAGAAAGGCTCTGCGAGAAAGTATGGCAGGTGTCGATAGGCGCCCTGGTGTACATGTTCAACGCCATAGCCCCGATACACGACATACTGACGGCCTGCATGATTATATTCGCCGCGAACTTTTTCACGGGCCTGTTCGCCGGCGTGCTCGTGCAGCACGAAGGATTCATATTCCGCAAGGCTTTCAAGTGCATATCCGAGGCTGCGGTAATATCGGGACTGATGGCCATGATACTGCTCGTCGGGGACAACATCGACAACCATGACGGGGCGATGTCGGCGATCTCGCTCGCAGTATATGCCCTGATATATTTCTACGGGGTCAACATCCTCAAGAACCTGAACCGCATATTCCCGAAGAACCGATACATCGACTTCCTGTACTATGTGCTCTCGTTCGAGATGATTAAGAAGATTCCCTATTTGGAAAACTACAAACAAAAACAAAAGGACAAATGAAAAAGAAATGGATCGTATGGAGCATCGTTGCGGCCGTGGCCGTAGTGCTCGGAATCGTATTCCCGCGTTACATCCTCGTGGGGGTTGTTTGTGCTATGGCCGGATGGGTCGGGCATATCCTGTACACTAAACACATCGCGCAATGACACCACGCGGGCTGCGGAACAACAATCCGCTTAACATCGAGAAGACACGGGGCGGCAATCCCTGGCAGGGCGAGGTCGTACCGTCGAAAGACAAGCGTTTTGCGCAATTTACGACGGTAGCATACGGCTATCGGGCAGCCTTCAAGCTGTTGAACAACTACCAGCGTAATTACGGGTTGGACACGATCCGCAAGATGATCGGCCGCTGGGCCCCGTCGGAGGAGAACCACACGGACGCCTATGTCCGCACCGTGGCGGAAAGATCGGGGGTGCCCGCCGACAGCCGGATCACCACGACCAACCGCGACGTGATGGTTCCCATCGTTGCGGCCATGTCGTTTGTAGAGAATGGCGTCGAGGCCAAGATGCTCGACGTGCAGGCCGGGTGGGATTTGTTCGTAAAGGCATGAAACGCTTGATCCTCTACCTGCTCGCCGCCCTTGCGGCCGGGGTGCTGCTCTTCGGCTGGGGATACCGCCGGGGCGCCGCGTCGGTGGCTGTCGAAGAAACAACGCGCATCGACACGGTGTTCTATCCGCGGCCGGAACCGCTGCCCGGCACGTACCGCCTGGCCGACATCTCGGTGCCGGTGCTGCTTTTCGCGCCGCCCGACACGGTGACGGAGACCGTCGTTGTGAAAGTCGGGGCAGACAGCGTGCAGATGAAAGTGGCGATGGAAACGCGCCCCTACTCGGACAGCACCTACCGGGCACAGGTCAGCGGGCCCCGGATCGGCAACCTTCGGCCGACGCTGGACTGGATAGAAACATACGACCGCACTACCACCCGACAGCAGGTAGTCACCCGGCGAAGCCGATTCGCCCTGACCGCCGGGGTCGGGGCGGCGTACACGCCGCAAGGGTTTCAGCCTACGGTCGGCGTAGGAGTAGGTATTATTTTATGGCAATTCTGACAGGTACTTACGACATCATCATTCCTGTGCAATGGAAGAGCTGATTTACATATACTGGGATGACTTCCCATCGGTTGTAACCGAATAACGGGCCTTGGGGTACGGGCATAAAAAAGTCCCCAACGCTTTCCCGCATATACCACTATACGATTGTGCCAACGCACCACATTGAGGACTTATTCCTTGAATCGGTGTGTTGGCTTTTTGTATAGTGGTATAACAAATTTATAATAAAAAATCGGGAAAGCATATGCGTAAATCGGAGCTTTTTGCACAAATACTCGAATGTGTTGCATTTGAAACTGAAATAGCCAAAGAACAAATCCTTTCGAAGGATAAATTTCAAGATGTAGTCGATGCGCGTTACATGCTCGTGCACTTCTGCCATAAAAACGGCATGTACATCACCGACATCGCCCGGATGATGCGCTTCTCCCGCCGGGCCATAGAGAAGATGGTCTCCGGGTTCGATGAACGCAGGCAATACAGCCACCCCATATTCGAAATGCAGTGCGAACTTATTGCGAAAAAGCTGCCTCCCATCTGCGCCCCAATGAATTGATATGACCACCGCCCGCGGCCACCTTTGCAATGTTGCAACAGGTGAACGCCCGGCCTTGACAGGGGCGGAAATCATTCAATAATCATTAAAAATGGGTTCGGATAAAACTTATATTTTCGATGGAGGCGGCTCGGGTGGCGGCCTTGACATCGCGGCTCTCGTCTCGTCAATGATGGGCAACAAGGGCATGGATCCCAACCTCGTAGCGGCACTCATGAACGGTAATAACAACCGTGGTGCATGGGGCGGTGACGGGTGCTGGTGGATCTGGATCATCCTGCTGTTCTTCTGCTGGGGCGGCTTTGGTGGCAACGGCTTCGGCGGTAACAACGCCAACGGCCTTCCTGCGCAGCTCAACGGTGACGCCGGACGGGAACTTCTGATGAACGCAATCCAGGGGAACGGAGCGGCTATCAACCAGTTGGCGTCGTCGCTCAACTGCTCTACGCAGCAGATTCAGAACACGCTGTGCAACATCCAGGGCACCCTCGGCATGTCAAGCCAGCAGATCATCAACGCCGTACAGGCTATGGGCTGTCAGATCGGCAATCAGATTGCCGAATGCTGCTGCAACGTCCGTCAGGACATCGTGAAAATGGGCTACGAAAATCAGCTCGCAACGATCAACCAGACCAACACGCTGCAATCTTCGGCAAGCACGCAGTTCAACATCCTGGGCGCCAAGATCGACGCGCAGACACAGATCATCAACGACCGGTTCTGCCAACTGGAGATGCGCGAGATGCAGAACAAGATCGACACGCTGCGCCAGGAGAACAGCAACCTGGCTCTGGCCGCATCGCAGCAGGCGCAGACGGCCAACATCGTCAGCCAGCTCCGCGCTCCGGCTCCGGTTCCTGCATACATCGTGCAGAATCCCAACTGTTGCACGACGCCCACCGTGGCCGTGACTGCAGCCCCGGCGTGTGCAGGCACTTTATTTTAGCAAGGAAAGGAGGCAAGTATGTATCCTTTACAAGCTGACATAAAAGTCGTTGTCCCCCAATTCGTACCTCGCCTCGACATCGGAGGCATATACACGCTCGCCACGACCGGGAAGGCTTCCACAGAGACCCGAACCGTGGACTACGGATTCAATCCCTGTGCCTGGAGCGCACTGCCCAATGAGGGAATCCTTCTATGGAAGGTGCGCCACCCGGTCACGGAAGCCGAGAGCGGATATGCCGTAAATGTCGTGGTTCCGGCCTCCGGGTCGGCGAGGAGCACCGTAACATCCCCCAACACCACTACCGGGACTGCCAAAGTTCCCGTAGTGGATAACAAAGGGACGCAAACCGTGGGCAGCGACATCACAAACCAGACGGCGGCAGGCGAGACGAGTGCCTATACGGAGCACCTGGTGTACTTTAACAAGTGTGCGGGTACTTTCCGCCTGCTTGGGGTGAAGTCCACAACGGGAACCGCACAGGCAAGTAACGACGAAGCGACGCCGGCAGCGGCAAAAACAACGAAGTAAAAACAGAAAGACGGGGAGGAGGGATCCTTCTCCCCCGCCTTTCACAAATCATTAACCAAGATGTTTCAGAACTTGAGAAAAGGCTCCTTAGTCTACGTTTTCGACAACAGGGAACAGCCTAAGTTTTATACAGCCAACGTAAAAGACGTATCGGCACCGTATTTCCCGCCCCAAAAGCCCGGGCAATTCTCGCCGATGCCGCAATTCATCAACATCTCGATAGAGGGCAACGAGCCCTGGGGCGTCCCTATGCAAGCGGACATCGTTTCGAAAGACGGCCTTACCGTAGCGACGACACGTGAAGTGTTGAAGCCGACCATCATGGAGGCACAGCAGGCAAGCCGTGACATCGTGGAATCATTCGACAGGCACAAAGCCAACCTGAAGGTCTACGACGAGATCCTGATGCAGCTCGACCCCGAAGCTGCGCGTTCAAAGGAGCTCGAAGCCGAAAACAGGGAGTTGCGGAAGATGCTCGCTGACATGAACGAACGGCTGAGCCAGATACCGACGGCGGAAGAACTGAGGAGCCTTGTCAAGTCTGAACCACCTGCAAAAACAAAGTAACTATGGGTTGGAGAATCATAGGTGAAGGCCGTGGCGGCTTCGGCGGCCACGAAGAGGAGATGGAGCGGGAGCTCCGACGCGCCTACGAAGAAGGCTTTGAAGAAGGCCGGCGTGAAGGCCGTGGCGGATACGGTGAGCGTGGCAGCTACGGACAAGGTGGCGGCTACGGCGAACGTGGCGAGTATGACCGCGGCGGGTATGAGTATGACGACGCCTACGGCGAACGCCGTGGCGTAAGGGGTACAGGCCCCTATTCGCGGTATCGCAGGCGGTAAACCGGAGGGAGGGGGCCGCAGTGCCCTCTCCTATTTTAAATCGAAAAATATGGACAGGTTAGATACACATGAAAACTTCCCGGCAGGGTTCCGGGAATATCTCGAAAATTACGGTTGGCACTTTTCAAAGAAGATGTGCGAATTCGCCGTTTCCCGCATGAAGGACAGGAATGGCAAGAAGATCGAGCCCTATTCTAAGGATAAGGTGGATGCGCTGCTCAAGCAGTACGGCATCGAACTCAAAAAGGACAAGGGCTATGACTGCGTGTACGTCTGCAACATGGCATTGGCGGACTATTTCGGGTCGTCGATACCCAATCCACAATACCTGGCGATGTTCATACGTGACTATATCGACGATGAAGACGGATACGACGGCTTGCCATTTACACGCTACTATGCCGATACCATCGGCTCGGGAACACCCATCCTGTGGGAAGAGATGATGTAGCCATGGAAGAATATCCCCAGATCAGCGAATTCACAAACGACAACGACGAAATCGATGAAAAATATCGCAACGCTCGTCCGTAACCTGCCTGCCGACAAGTACCAGGAACTGGCCGGGGCGGTGAACGACGTATTCGAGAACAAGCGCTTCAACCGGGCACAACGCAGAAGGCTGGCGCGAAACTGGCGCAAGTACGGAAAAAGGGAGGAAAAATGAAGATTCGAGACTTGAGTATTCACAAGTATGGTTGGACGTTGCGCATATATTATGCCGTGACGTGCTACTATACGGGCGAAATACTCAAGTCCCTTACCGATATCGGATGCCCCGATACGGTTCTTCATCGCGTACAGGGGAATATGGTGAAGTGCGAAATGGATACGGGATTCACCTACTCCAACAAGGAGCATCGGCAAAGTGTCATCGTAATAGGGATGCACTCCTCGCCGTGGGAATTTCTAAACAGCTTTGAGCACGAACTGCGGCACCTCGTGGACGATATAGCCCTTACTCTCGGCCTGCCGATGGCCGGGGAAGAGGTAGCATACCTTACCGGCGAAATAAACCAGGCGCTATGGGAAGATGTGCACCAATTCACCTGTTGTAAATGTAATGGACATGGAAAAAGATGACACACAATACTGGATGGCGATGCTCGAAGTGAGCGAATGCTGCGCACCCATATTCGCTGCCGTCGTATGCGAGTTGATGAATACGATGTAGTTATATTTCCGGGATTAAATCAACGGCTTCACGCTTCTTTTCGTCAATGATTTTTGCGTATATCTGAGTTGTTTGGATATTAGTATGACCGAGCAACTTAGATACAGTGTATATATCTGTCTTATAAGTTATTAGCAATGTTGCAAAAGTGTGACGCGACACATGATAAGTCACATGTTTTTTTATGCCCGCTTTTTTAGCCCATTTATCTAAATATTTCTCAATCACCCATACCATTGGGAGAGAAAATATAATCCCGGTCTCACATTCTGTTTGAGGCAACTGATTTAAGGCATTTGCAGAAAGGGGCACCCAAATTGGCGTGCCTGTTTTTTGCTGTATTACGCGCACTTGCCTTTTATCGTCATCTATCCATTCAATATCTTCCCATCTTAATTTCTGAATGTCCGACAAGCGCAACCCACAAAAGCAACTGAATAAGAATGCCCTTTTAACCATATCATATTCGCAGGGCGTGTTAATCAACTTTTTGATTTCCTCCATCACAAGAAACGTGCGCGGTTTATTTTCGGCTTCTGGACGGTCTTCTGCCGATATGGAATCAGCAGGATTTTTTTCGATAACCCCCTCTTTGACAGCCCTATTCAAAGCTGTAGATAATACTTGAAAATACAGCGCCCTGGTTGCGCCAGTTAATAACTTTCCTCCACGCCCTCGGACTTTGTTAAGGTATTCAATATACCCCTGCAAATATTGCTTGTCAACCTGTTTGAATGTAATTTTGTTGCCAGAGTATGCCACCAGATGATTTATTGAATTCTTGATGCTCTGAGCATACATCCTCCCTCCCTTTTCCAGGTATCGTGCCGATTCGGATTGCAGATAATCAATAAAACGTAACTTAACCTGCGCCTTTGAATTAGAAAAACCATGAGAGCGATTCTGCATTTCAACGATTTTTTCAGATTTTATAGCATTCGCCAAGCTAAGCGTCTCTTTATTTTTTATCCTATCAGCATTCGAGTGTTCTGGGATAAGATATAAATGTAAAAAATCATAAACACGATGCCCAGACTGGTAAATGTCAAGATATAAAGAAATATTCCCATTCTTTAATAGTTTGCGTCTTAATTTGACTGGCTCTTTAATCTTTGCAGTAGTCAT